TGTAACAACAGCAACACGTCGGTTGTCTGTGATGAGTTTGCAGATCTCTTTCTGGTATTCATACATTTTGATAGGGATTAACCCGTGATCAACATGCACGATCTGAATGTACTTCTCAGCAAAATATATAGGATCCTCAGCACACTTCATGTACTCTTTTATCCTTTTCTTGGTCCAATTAAATTTTGTACCTTTACGTTTTAATTGGGGGTTTCCGAGATACCCTTTATCTTCAGGCATTACTTTATTTCTTCAATATTTGCTAAAACATATTCTTCGGATAGTTTACGTGCTTCCATAAGAGCATCTTTTACTTCTTGTTTAGAACCACCAAAGTATGCTACTGCGTGTCCTTCTTTAATCATCTGCTCATTAATATTCAAATCACCAATAAACAATTCACCAAGTACACGACCAAATTTACCAGTGCCGTGAGATTTAACAGTAAACTTATTATCGTTTTGTTCAAGCATAGAAACAAGTCTATGTTTAGCACCTTTACCAAAACGTTTTTCTACCTTATCCCTAGTCCTCGACTCTGGGGTATCAATACCCATAAACCTGATTCGTTTTGTGATCCATACATCGAAACCGAGATCAATATAAGCATCGATAGTATCACCGTCCACCACTTTTTTAACTTTGCCATTATATTCAAACATTATTTCTTTTTCCTATTTTCTGCGACTGCTTCGATTATACCTATTAACCCAGCACCTAACATACCCATTAACATCATACTAAAGAAAAACCAATATAACTCGTTACTCATGTCTTTGCTTTGCGTTTCAACTTTATGAACTTCATTAGTTGGTTGAACTCTTTGCTCAGTTGCATTTGCTCTATCAGTTTTTGTTTCTTTTGGCGAATTCCAATCTTTTCTATCCTTAACATCTTCTTCTACCTCAACAAAAGTTCCTCTTAAATCAGCAACTACAACTTCTTCGGATTCAGGTGCAGTTGTAATTATTTTAGTAGTCTTTAAGTTTCTTGCATCCTTATACGATATCAAATCAGTGCAACCTGATAATGATAAAATAATTAAAGCAAGTATTATCTTCATTTTACTGTACTCGTACCAAAGTAATAACCAATAATACTAGCAAGAATTGCACGTATAGTTTCATCATACATAATTCCACTAACGACAGTTACTACAACTGTCTTACCACCACCAAATCCAAGGAATGATGGTTTATCAATTTCGGTAATAATATTAGTTGTTAATGATGGATCTATTGCAGGAGCAACTACTATGAATGCTAAAATGCTCATCATAGTAATTACAATGAAACGTCTTATGTATGCTGCAGCAGGATTTTGGAGTTTACGAGCAGACTCTCTACTCTTTTCTTCCATTTCCCCTCTTTTAATTAACCATTCTTTCTCTGCTTTGTTTGCTGCCATGTTCGTTGCTATGAGTTTGAATACAAACCCTACAATAGCACTTATCCCCATTGACAACAATTCAAACGGCATCTTAGTGATTTCTCCTATGGTTAAACACACATATAAACATTAAATCTTCATCATCAGAATTATTATACACCTTATGGAATGCTCCATCTGGAATGATAAACGTTTTACCTGCTTCAGCATGGTGTTCTTCTTTATCTATAACCATTCTTCCTTGTCCTGACAAAAAGGTATATACTTCCTCAATGCCTGGATGTTCATGACCAGTTGTTTCTTGACTCGGTTTAAGAGTCGTAGTAGATACTGTCAATTGGTCTAAATCAGTATTATCTACAATAGTATATATATCATTGTCTTTTACAACGTTCCCTTCAAGGGTTTGTGTTGCTTGATTTTCAACAACTTGTTTCTTCAAACCTGATGAAGAAAAGTTATGATCACGTCTATTATAATATACTTCAATCGGTAAATCGTCACCAGTAAATGACTTATCTCTATAATCGTCACCGATAAACCTTACATCTATATGATAGAGTTGAAGTAAATCAATTAATTCTTTCTCAGAAGTGTATGGAATAATTTCGTCTACATACTTAACTGCTGATAGTTGAGCATACCTTTCAACTACACTCTGTACTGGGTATCTTCCATTCTTATGTGGATTAACATTTAACCCAACAATCAACCTATCACAATTATCTTTACATTCTTTAAGCATTGCTACATGACCAGCATGCAGTAAATCAAAACTTGAACACGTAAACCCTACTTTTTGCCAATTACTTTCGTTCATAATATAATCCTTGTTTATAATGTATTACTTCTATTATACCCTATAACAGTTCTAATGTCAACCCTATTAAAAAGTATAGTATATTATACTTTAGACCCATTTAAGTATATTGTACTATACTATTCACCCTTTAACATCTTTTGTAATTCAGCAGTACTTCCTACAAATAATGCGTTTGTTACATTCTGTTTGGTGTTACCACCAGCATCTTCTTCTTCTTTTTGTAATTCTTTTACTTTCTTTTGGACAGATAATAAATCTTTGTTCGCATCCATTAATGTTTTTGATAATGTAGCAACTACTTCAAAAGCACGTGGGTGTTCTGATACCTTTGCTAGTTCTAGTAATGAGTCGAGTGCTTCAGTTCCCTTTTCAATTACACTGTAAAGGTTTTCCCTAGCATATTGATAGTCGTCATTGATATCCTCTTGTTTATCGTCACTATGAATGACTGCTGTAGAAATACCAGTTACTTCAGTTTCTACTAGATCTGCTTCGACGTCTAGGATTTCGTTAAGGTTTTTTGTTAGATTTGTTGCCATAATATATCATAGTTTAGTGATTATGTCGATTCTTTCCGTCAAAATAATTCCAGTGATCAAAAGCATAACCATAATTGGAATTAGATGTAATATTACTTAATGCTACACTTGCACTTGAATTAGAAGTAGGACTACCATTTGCTAATAATCCTGGAGTTAAATGTATCTTAGATTGTGGACCTTCAGTTAAGTCGAACCCATCACCAGATGATGCAGTAAAGTCAAGTACTGTTCTTTTAATAACACCCTTATTACTTACTGGACCAAATATATAACCTTTAATTGTGAAGTTGTATGTGTAGATAATAGCACGTCTAGATTGGAAGTCTGCTTCATAAGTATCTTCAATACTCATATCGTTTAGAACAGTTGCTATATCATAATAGTCACCAATCTCTGGGACAAGTTTAACTGAATTAGTCCACTCAGGTCTAAAGAATGGTAGGATTTGTTCAACTGCTTGTACAGCATCTTCGTTGTTATCAAACATTCCATACAACGAAATATTAATATCATAAGGAACTGGTGTGAATTGCGAACGGTTGGTATTACTACCAGAACCAATTGACGAGTTACGTTGCATTTTATTTAATGTTCTTTCAGGAGCATAAGTCATGTTTGTAACTTCAAACGCAAGTCTTGGTAATTGTATTGCTACTTCTTTATTTAAACTTGGATCATCTCTTAAACGAGCAAGAAACTTTTCTTTTGGACCATATGCAATCGGAACACGAATAGTTTGAATTGCATCACCCGATTTATTAAAACGTTGGATATCAATGTCGTTGAACATATTACCGAACATGATAATATATTTTCTAATAGCACTATGATAGTATGAATGACCGAACATATGTTACCACCCAGTTCCTTCTGAGAATGGATTAGTCTCAGTCCAGTTGATAAAGTCTGCTGATGAAGTTTGGAAGAATTCGTTATTTGCTTGTTTATCAGCAGTCTCAACACGGAATCCTTCTTGGATCATCTTATCACCACTTTCAAATACAAGTGCGTTACCATCTTCATCAAGCAATTCAAAGAATCGCATATCACCAGAATAAGTATCTTCAACTGCATCAATATCAGCAATACCAGTGTCAATAACTTGATGACTGTATTCAAACAACTCACAACGTAGATCGTAGGTTTGTAAAGAACCCATTTGATAGAAGATTGCTTCGTGTTCCACAAACTTAACTTCAAACGTTTTACCGTTTAATGGGAAGTAAATTAAATCTCCCTCTGCTGGTCTGCCGATATCTTCAGTAGTATCAGCAACAATAACTTCTTCACCAAATCGTCTCTGCGAAATAGTGAGAACCATCTCATCTCTTATCTCAAGACCAAACTTAGAAAGGAAGTCGCCATCACCCTCAAATCCGTCAGTCGATTTGACATACATTTCTAAAGGGTATGCGTCATCAAATTTAGACAACACGTCTTCACCAAATAAGTTGTCTTCAGCAACCATAGTTCTAGGCAAATAGAAACACTCAATACCATAGATCTTAATGCTCTCTATGATTAGGTCTTCAATAAGATACTGTTCACCAGAGTTTGCGTGGTTGTTGAAATAGAAGTTAGTTGTTGGCATAATTTATCCAGTCAAATCAAATACAAGCCCACCTTGATTGGTAATTACTTCTTCTTCAAGTTTAGTAATTTCTTCATTAGCATCTTGTAAAATTTGTT